TTGTACTCCACGTTTACTTATGCCATTAAGGAGTTATTTAGTGAAACGAGCTGGTATTCATTTTCAAAAGACCCGATACGATTGGCTAAGTGTGTCCAAGAACTCGCTCTAAAATGTCGCTTTGTTGTCGACGGGGACTATAGTTTTTGGGATGCAACACGAGGCGCAATTCACCTTTATGCTTGGATAGATTTAAATATGCGTTGGTTTGCCCCGCAATATCACGATAAGCTTATGAGTTGCATTAATGCTGAGACAAATCAAAAGGCCTCCACCAGTGAGGGAGTGTTCTATAAGACTGGCACCACCACTTTAAGCGGTAGTGCTGCCACTTCTCTTCAGAATACACATGCCAACGCCTTCGAGAAATTTTGTTGTTATCGAGAACAAGGCTTCGATCATTTGAAAGCATGGCAGTCTCTTGGACTTTATGGAGGTGACGATTCTTTAGATCGCGACCTTTTAGATCAAGCCACTATGAGTAAAGTTGCACAATTCACTGGTTCCAGCATCACTTTTGCCACTCGCAAGATTAATTCTTGTGTTCCGTTCTTAGGTCGTCTGTTCCCAAATCCTTGGGTTTATCAGTATTCAATTGCTGATGTTAAACGCCAATTAAACAAAATTGGCATGACGACCGCGCCGCCCGATGTATCAGATGCAGTAGCTATGCGTCGTAAAGCCATTAGCTACGAAGTGTCTGATCGCAACACCCCAGTTCTTAGTAATTGGGCGGCAGCCGTGCTCCGTACTACTCCCGAGCATGAGTTTGACAGCGCTCATTGGGACGATATAAGTTATTATACTTCTTTGTTCCCTGAGCATAGCTCTTGGCCTTCAGATACCCCAGATCGTAATGCCTTGTTAGTCGTTACGGCTGAAAATCTTGGCATTCCACCGGGAGAGGTGCAATTGCTTTGCGATCGTTACGATGCAGTCAAGATATTTGAAGACTTGAACCATGGTGTGATCTTGGATTATAAGCTGGAAGTTAAGAATACTGTCGAGATCAACGGACAGGTTTATTATGCCCCCAAGCTCACTACCACTCTCCTAAACGGTGCTAAAAAGGTGAACACAGCTACAAGCTGCCCTGGTCCGCAAGCGGTTAATGTTAAACAAATTAACTGTGACCGGAGGAAAGTCATACCCCGCAAGTTGACCAGTGTAGTTCCACGTCGTTCAGTCGCTGCTGTTAAGGAAGCAGTTAAGCGCGTACGTTTTAGCGCACTTAAGAAGACTGACAAACCTGTTGTTCTTAAAACAGCCGCTGGTCCTAAGGACAGTGGTAAGAAGGGTAGTACCGGCCCTGCTAATAAATGAGTAATAAATCAGCTATGAAAACTGCTTCTTCTTCTAAGAGAGGGAAGTCAAAGCAGTCTAAACGTAACTCTCAAAAACAGCAATCTAATAGTGTGAAGGCTAATCCTTCGCAGTACTTAAACAGTCAAGGCAACCAATATGTCACTACTGTTGGTAAAGTTATGAGTACAAATAATCCTCGCATCACCCCTCGTTCTTCTGGGATTACTGTTCGCCACCGCGAATTTGTTAAACCAATCTTTGGCTCTGTTCTTTACACCCAAGATCAGTTCGCCGTTAATCCCGGTCGATTCACTAGCTTCCCATGGCTTGCGCGCATTGCCAATAATTATGAAACTTATGTCTTTCACAAGCTTCGTTATCAGTTTGTTACTGCAACTGGTTCATCCACTATAGGCACTGTTTCAATCGGTATAGATTATGATAATACCGACGCACTCCCCGTTTCTGAGATTGAACTCATGAATTGGGAGGAATCCGTTATGGGTTCAGCTTGGCAAATGTTGAATCACGACTCTAAGCCGCACAATTTACATAAGCAGAAAAGTTACTATGTTCGCAAAAACACTGTTCCTGCAGGTAGTGACCCTCGTCTTAGTGACGTTGGTTATTGCTATGTCGCTACTGAAGGCATGGTTGGTACTGCTCGTGTCGGTTCTTTGTTTGTCGACTATGAAGTCACTTTGTCTACTCCTGATGTTAGTAACCTTGCTCTAGGTCTTTCAGTCTCACAAGTTCGTACAGGAAATAGTAATGGCGCACCATTCCTTACTTTCATTCGTGGAAGCGATGAGTTGTGCTCCTATACTTCGACTGGTACTATAACTTCTGTGAGCACACTCACCTTCAACGAACCTTTTGAGGGCGTTGTGTGCATCTCAGTTGTTGGTACTGGTCTTGGTGCTACCTCTGCGCTTGGTGGTACCTGTATTTTTGGTTCCGTCGACGGCACTGTTGACGCTGCTACCACCATTTTTGTGCAAATTATACGTGTGCAAGCGCAGTATGGTCAGACTCTTACGATCACTATGACTGACACTACCATCACTGCTGGAAAGATGTACATTATGCAAGGCGATTCCTTCCCTTAATATTGCTATGTTCCTTTATCCCATTCTTGGGACTTTACAACGAA